GGCACGATGGAAGCCTATGCCGACATGACCGGCCTGCCGTCCGGCGTGATGGTCGACCGCAAGCAGGCGATGGCGATCCGCCAACAGCGCCAGCAGCAGCAGGCGAAGCAGGCGGCGCTGCAGCAAGGACTCGCCCTCGTGAAAGGCGCGAAGGAAGCCAGCCAGATCGATGTCGGCGGCGGCCAGAATGCCGTGAGCGCAGCGCTGCAGGGAGGATTGTGATGGCTTATCTCGATATTCCCGACTCGATGTTCGCCGCGCCGGAGACCGTCGATCCTTCGCCGCCGCCCGATCCCGGGGTGCTGCAACAACAGCGGATCACCGACAACACGGCGGCCGAGGACGCGCTGAACAACTACATCAATGCCAAGCAGCAGGTGTTGTACGAAGGACCCGACCCCTTCTACGGCAAGCAGGGTGCCGATGCGGTGCAGGCCGCGCCCTCGACGCTCGACACGCTGAACCGTATGAGGAACCAGGCGCTCGACGGCATGGCCAACGACGCCCAGCGCCGCAAGCTGGGCGGCGCGCTCGACGCGCACATGGATCTCGACCAGGACGACATCGCCCGGCACGTCGCGGCCCAAAGCCTGGCCTGGCAACGCCAGGTCGCGCAGGACCGCATCGACGCGCTGAACAAGGCCGCGGCGCTGCAACACAACGACGACGGCCTGGTCGACGCCATGGGCAACGCCGCCGCGGGCGCGGAGAGAACACGCCTGACCCTCGGCGGCACACCTGCCGATACAGATGTCGATGCCGCCGCCGCCAAGGCGAAGAGCGGCGTGTATCACGTGGCGATCCTGGGCCATCTCGATCGCGGCAACACCGACGGCGCGACCGTGATGTTCGACCGGGTGAGCGACCAGCTCGATCCCGAGCACGCCGCCGAGCTGGACTCGCAACTCGCCACCGCCCGGCGCCTCGACGCCGCGAAGGCCTATGTAGAGAAACACTAGGTTTGGCGGTGTTGCCACCCGGGATTACCCGGGCCGTATGCGGGATGAACCCGAGACGAGTCTAGTAAAATTGGCCCTCGAACGGGTGTCGAATGCCGCGAGGCGGCCTGGCGTCGGCGTCGAAAGGGTTGGCGACGGCGACCCGATCGCGCTGATCTTGGGACAGAACGGGCCGGCGGACGTCGAAACGAGCTCGGGGGCTTTTCCTCTTTCGAACGAAAGGCTTAGCGGAGGAGTGCGCGCCGTTGATCGGCGACGGCTGGCCGGCCCTTCCGTGGGACAGTTGGACAGTTGGGACAGAAGGCCACGAAGGGGCTTCGAAACGCTCACTGGGCGCGGTTTTGGCCGCGTTGCCGCCGCTGGCGCGCCACGATCGGCGCGCAGGCTGCCCGGAGTGAAAATCCTCCTCCTCGGGGCCGTCCTGGCGGCCCTCACCACCCCGGCCTGGTCGAAAGACTGCGGCCCCCTGCCTGGCGCGTTCGACGGGGTCGCTTTCAGCGGCGACGGCGACAACATTTACGGGATCGGTTTCCCCCATTCGATCCGGCTGTGGGGCATCAACGCGCCCGAGGAACGCGACGGCCAAAAGGCCGAAACGGTGCCCGGCATGCGCGCCAGGGCGGCACTCGAAGACCTGCTCGAAAGATCCGATCACAAGGTGCGCTGCGAGGTCCTGAAATTCGACCCCTATTGCCGGATCGTGGCGTGGTGCAAAGCCGGCGACGCCGACCTCGGCCTCGAGATGCTGAAGCGCGGCATGGCCTTCGGCTTCTATCTCAGCGAGCCGGTGCACGGCGACGCCACCTTGAGCCTCGCCTACGCCGCCGCCGAGGCCGAGGCGCGGCACACCCAGAAGGGTCTCTGGCCAGGGTGGCTGGGCATCAAACCGGCGGTTGAACAGGCGCCCCCTCGGCCCTAAATTTACGGGGTCGCCCCGACGCCCAGGAAATCGTCTTGCTGGGCAGGGATGATCCTCGATCATGCCGACGTGGAAGTGACGTCCACCGGGGCGACGCCTCACCTAGATCTTCCCCTCGATCACTTCGTACTTTCGGTGATCCCGCAGCGACGCCAGCGGTACACGCTGGCCGTTGATGATGGCGTTGGTGCTGATCTTCGAGCTCCGGCCCGTCGCCTGGTCGCGCGTCTTCACCGAGCGATCGACGGCCACCACGAAGCGGGTGCCGGCATCGCCATCGACGGCCACGACATAGACCAGGTTCTTGAGATCGCGGTCCCACAGCACGGCCTCGGGCTTGGCGAGCAGCGTCGGCAGCGCGCGCAAGGTGGCGTCGTCCGGCTTCACGGCGCTCTTCACTCGGCGCCGCATGTGGCCCATGCCGAGCTCGTCGACGGTGATGGCGCCGGACTCCGGCTCGAGACCGAGGGCCGCGAGGAACTCGAGCACCTTGACCGACAGCGTGCCGGCGACGCGTCGATCGCCCTTCAGGCGGCTGCGATCGATGTTGTCGAACCAGGTCGCGAACTCCTTCGCCTGCGCCGCCAGGATCGCAGCCGGCAGCGGCACGGCCGCGACGCGCGGCGGCGTCGAGGCCAGCTTGTCGGCCATCACCTTGGCGGCGTCGGCGCCGGCGTCGCCCGCCATCGCCGCTTCGCCGACGTTGTAGCCGAAGCCCGGATCGATGCCGTAGGGCACCTGGACCTTCTCGCCGGTGCTCGGATTGATAAAGGTCCTCGACGGCCCTCCTGCCGGAGGCACACGCTTGTCGGCCTCGGGTGTCTTGTCGTACTCGAGCCGGGTCACCTGGCGCACCCAGCAGCGGCAGCGCCAGCCGCACGGCGGGTAGTGCGCCTTCCAGAACGGGTGATCGACCGGCAGCGTCGTGCCGGTCCAGGCGCGATGCGCGGGCCGCTGGCGGCCGTCGCGAATGCCCTCGTAGACGAGATAGGGCATCGCCTTCTTGGTGCGCTGGATCCGCTCCCAATGGCCGGCGGAGTAGCTGGTGCGCAAATTGGTGTCGTAGATCGTCTTCAGCCGCGCCTGCGAGCCCAGCTGCACGACGGAGCCGTCGTCCTCCTGCGTCTTCCCCCACCAGCCCTTCTGCTGCAGCACCGGCGTCAGGTTCTTCGCGAAGCCTTCGAAGGTGCCACCGCCGGCGATCGACTTCTGCAGCTCCCCCGAGATGTCGCCCAATATGTCGTAGCCCAGCGAGCGCGCGACGGTGAAGGCCTTCGAATGCTCCTCCTGCCACATCTCGGTCCAGCGATCGGTCGGCACGAGATTGCCGATGCGGCGCTCGAAGGCGGCGATCGCCTCCTTGAACGGCACCGGCTTGACGGTGGGATCGGGCCCGGCGGTGGCCATTTATTCGTTCGTGATGCCAGCGCCGCGCGCGTTGAAGGCGATCTTGGCCAGCAGCTCGGCGAACTTGTCGAGGCCGATCGTGTCGAGCGCGCCGGCGAGCACCGTCTGCGCCTCCTCCATGGTCTTGCATTTGGCGAGCGCTTCCTGCAGGTCGCCGATGTCGGGCACCCAGCCGTTCTCCGCGATCAGCGCCGCTACCGCCTTGTCGGCCCAATCGGGGTCGGCTCTATCGAGCGTCTCCTGCGCGGCCAGGATGGTCGCGGGATCCTCGCCGTCAGCCGTGTCATCGTCGGCGTCGGTCTCGGGCGGCGCGCCCTGCTCGGCGCCGGTATCGTCAGCACCGCCGCCCCCGGACGTCTCAGCCCGAGGGTCCGGGGGCGGCGTGCCTACCGCGCCGTTCATCGGCGCGGGTGGCGGCGGTGCGACCAGCAACGTATCGCCCGCCGCCGGTTCTTCGACGCCGTACTGATCGCGCACCTGGCGCTCGGAGACCTTGAGACCCATCGGCACGAAGGTCTTCACCATCTCGGAAAACGCCGCGAGGTCCTTGTCCTCGGGATAGCCCACGAAGATGCGCGGGTAGCGCTTCTGCGGCCCGAAGTTCAGCGCCACGACCGGGATGGCGATGTCGCGGCTGAGCGTGGCGCCGAGCTGCACGCCGTCGCTGCGCTCGATGTCGCCGCGCACCGCGTTCTGCACCGCGCCCAGCCCGCGCGAGCCGCCCGCGACGGCGTCGGTCGTGCCGGTCTGGCCGAGCACCAGCTTCGAGGCCTGCTCGTCGAAGTAGGTCGCCATCTCCTTGAACGGCGAGCCCGCCGCACTGACGGCGCCCGAGCCGCCGGGAAAGTCGATCGTCATGGCCGCCGGAATGATCGCTGCGGCATCGCTGCCCAGGTTCGACACCGCCGTCAGCAGCGCGCGCTTCTCGGCGGCCGTCGCGTTCTGCGGATACTTGCCCAGCCGCAGCGGCATGCCGAAGACGTCGAGATAGATCAGCCAGTCCTTGATCGCGAAATTCTTGAACATCCAGCCGTAGGCGGCGCAGCGCGTCAGGCCGTTGCGCACCGGGATGCCCGACTGCAGCTTGGGCTGGTGCACGATCCACTTGAAGGGCTTGAGCGGCTGCGGCTGGCCGCCCTCGTCGAGCAGCAGGCCGGTCTCGAGATCGCCGATGTCGAAGCGGAACCAGCGCGGGTCGCGCCACTTGATCTTCTGGATCACCGCCTGGCCTTCGCTGATGTCCCACACCATCTCGGTCCACGAGATGCCCTTGCCCAGCCCGTCGAGCATGTCGACAATCTTCAGCGGAAAGTCGACGGCCTCGACGACGTCGCGCACCGCCTGGGCGTGCTTCTCGCCGTCGGGCACCTTGGCAGCCTCGACGGTGATCGGCACCTGGCTGACCTGCGTCTTGCGGGTCGAGAGCACGCCCCTGTAGTGGGTCTCGCGCTCCTCGACGTCCATGCACAGCGAGAAGAAGCGCGAGGCGTCGATCGTCTCGCTGTTGCGCATGATCATCGCCATGCTCTCGGGCGACATCCGGTAGGACGGGTGATCCATGCGCACCTGGCGCACGCCCATCACGGTCGGCGCGCCGTCCTCGACGGTGAGGTCTTTCATGTCGACCGGCTGGTCGTTGGCGTCGCGGATCACGGTGCGGGCGACCATGCTGCTGCTCCTAGATCGTTTCGCGGGCGCGCGCGGCGCTCATGGCATCGTCATCGTCGGCACGCATCGCGAAGCCGCCCTGGCGGGCGGCTGGTTCGTAGAGATCGCGCGGCCGGTTCGAAGGGGTTTCGTAGCCTTGCGACGTCCAGGGCTCGGCCTTGGCCGCGGCGCAGAGGTTCACGAAGGCGATCGCGGCGTCGCCATGGCGCAGGCCCTTCTTCTTGTCGGCGCCGGCGTTCTGCTCGGGGATGACCGGGATGCCGCGCACCGTCTTCACCGCGCGCAGATCGTCGTGCACCTCGCGGTCCTGCGGCACCTCGCAGCTGCGGTCTTCCAGCCGCGCCTTCGCCGGCGGCCAGTTGACCCGGTACCATTCCAGCGTCGCCTTCACTTCCTCGATCCGCTCGACGCCGTAGCGCGAGCGCAGCTTCTCGGCGAGCGCCGCGCCGTTGCCGCGCGCATCGGGCTTGCCGTGCGTGAACTTGGGCAGCCGATCGCACAGCCAGATGAAGATCGTCTCGTGCTGGGCGAAGGGACAATTGTAGAGCTCGAGCAGGAACGGCGTCTTCAGTCTGGTGTCGCGCATCGCCTGGGCCGGCCAGAAGGTCGTGCGGTTGGCCGATCGGCCGAAGTCGAGGCCCCAATAGGACGGCGCCTCGGGATCCATCTTGTCGATCAGCGGCTGCAGCTCCTCGCGGCACTTCGCCAGAACTTCGGCGTCGCGCACAGCCTCCGGCCGGTCGAGAAAATCATCGGCGAAGTCCCAGCGGATCACCGGGATCGCGGCGTTGACGCAGGGCAGGATGAGCGCCATCGAGAGATACGTGCCGCCCGACAGCGCGGGAATGCAGTCGAGCTCCTCTTCCTCGTTGCCGCGATAGAAGGCGCGCACCTTGGCCGTGAACGCCGCCTCGCCTTCCGCCGTCCAGGTCTCGCCCTTGGCCTTGCACCGCGTGCGGTAGAGGCCCTCGCGCACGGCATCGTCGAAGGTGCAGCGGTGCACCGAGTAGGGGATGCGGCCGGCCCGGCATTCCTCGATCAGCTGGTTGAAGTAATTCTCGACGCCTTCGTGCGTCGAGATGATGCGCACCTTGCTGCCCAGGATGATCAGCGCGATCGCGGCCTTGATCAGCCCGGCGAGATCGTCCTGGAAGGCCGCCTCGTCGATCACCACGACGCCCTGGCGGCCGCGGAGCGACCGCGGCCGCGACGACAGCGCCAGGATCGAGAAGCCCGACGGGAAGTCGACCCGGAAGGCCTTGATGTTCTTGGAGTTGCCGTGCTCGTCGACGTCGTCGATCAGCAGCTCGCCGATCTCGCCGGCGGCATGGTTGAGGCCGACCGCCCAGCGGCCGCAGGCCTCGATGTACTCGCGCGCCATGTCGAGCGTGGTGCCGATGTAGTAGACGTTGTCGCCGCCGGCCTCGCGCGATGCCGCCGCGATCAGCACGTCGTCGGCGGCCTCGCCGAAGGTGAAGCCGGTGCGCCGGCCCTTCTCGGCGATCTTGACCTCGGCGGGATCGGCCACCCATTTGCGCTGGCTCTCGCGCAGCAGGCCCCAGTCGCCGGGCGCGTCGATCCTGGTCTCGGGCGCGATCGCATGCGGCGCGCTCACGCCGTCACCCCGAGGATCTTGCGCTTGATCTCCTCGACGGTCTCCTTGGTGAGGCCGCGGGCCTTGGCGACCTGGTCGACCGCCTCGTCGACTTTCGACAGCACCTTCTCGATGATCTTGAGCTCGCGGGCGACGTTCATGTTGCCGGCGCTCTCGAAATTCTTCACGGCAGACGACAGGAAGAACAGCGACTTCACGTCGAGCGGCTCGGTCTCTCCGCCGTCCTTGCCGTCGTCCTGGGCGTCGAGCAGCTTGTCGAGCACGGCGGTCTTGCCCATCTCGATCAGCAGGCGGCCGACCTTGCCCTCGGGATCCTCCTTCAGGCTCTTCGCCCACTCAGCGCCGAACGCCTGGGCGCGCTGCATCGAGCGCATCGACTTCATCGCCGACTTTTTCCAGCGCCCGACGCCCGAGCGCGAGACGTTCATGCCCAGCTCCCTGAGCTTGGACGTGATCTCGTCGATGGTGCGGCCCTCGCGCAGCAGCTTCTGCGCCTCGGCCAGGATCTCCGGCGGCAGCTCGTCGACCTTGTTGGGAGGGGACACGCCTCAGGCCTTGGGCGCGCCGCGGCGCGCGATGTCGGGGTGATGGGCGTGACCCTGGGCGATGTCCATGCCGCGCTCGGTGATGGTGGCCATCATCAGCGAGCCCAGGTCTTCGATCTTGACCAGGCCGACTTCGGCCAGCCACGCCAGCTCGCTCCGCACCTGGTCGCGCGTCGAGGTGATGCCGAAGTGGTTCACCATCTGGTGCAGGATCGCCTCGTTGCTGGCGTAGCCCGGCGCGCCCTCGAGGATGCGCAGGATCGAGAGGCGGCGATGCTTGCGGTTGAACTGATCGTAGGCGTTCATGGCCGCGTCCGCAGATATTCGTCGATCTGGTCGAGCTTCATCAGCGCCCGCTCGATCAGGGCGGCATTGCGCTCGCGCGAGGCGCCCAGCTCGGCCAACTCGCGCTTGATGTCGTTGGTGGTGTCATAGCCGGGCAGCCCCTCGACGTCCTTGGCGAGCAGGTCGATACGGTGATGTGCGTTCTTGATGCTGTCCTCGAGCTCGCGGTCGCGGTCGTCGAGGATCTTGTGCACGCCCAGCAGGCTGTCGGTCGTGGCGAACTCCTTGCGCATCGCCCACTGCGCGGCCAGCACGGCGTTGGGCACGCACGCCATCAGCAGCGCCCCCCAGTCCTTTAGAAAACTCACCCACTCCATCAGGCCCTCACCGGAGCTCGCAGCGCCGCGTCGATCGCGGCGGCGACGTTGTCGATCTCGTGGCAGTCGATCGGCGACATCCTGTCGGACGGCTCGAGGTGCACGGGCTCTACCGGATGCTCGCGCCAGAACGGCTGCGCCGGCACCGGATCGCTGCCGCACGAAGTGATCAGTACCTGCTCGCCCGCCAGGACGCGGCCGAGCTTGCCGACGCGCGCCGGCTCGAAGGCAGTCACGCGGCCCAGCGCGTGGCCCGCGAGCTTCCAGGCGGCCGCGGCGATCAGCGCGTTCGAGCCGCCCATCGAATGGCCGTTGAAGCCCACCGTGTGGTGACCGCCCAGCTCGCGCATGATGCGCAGCACGACGGAGAACACCGCCGTGCCGAAGCCGTGCGGCAGGCGACCCAGCGAGGGATCGAGATCGAGCGGCGCCTGGTTGAGGTCGACCAGCCAGTCGCCCGCGAAATCCGGCCGCGTGCCCTCGAAGGTGACGACGGTCTCGACGCCGTCGTCGCCCAGGAAAGCCCTGCACATCCCGGGCGTGATCCAGTGCGGCACCGCGTCGGCTGAGTAGGTCTCCGCGCACATCTTCGCGCGCTCGAGGTGGATCGGCAGCAGCGCCGTCGCGAGCTCGGCACTGTGCGCCACGTGAGCGTCGGCGAAACAGAGATACGCGAACACCGCCAACAGAAGGGCAACGGTGAGCCATCCCTTCCACGCCGGATTGGCGGCCTGCCCGTCGGGCACGAAGACCGCCGACGCCAGGCCGGCGATAAAGCACAGCAGGGCGCCGATCGCGAGCAGCGCACCGAGGACGATGTCGGCGATCATCCTATCGCGCCCCACAGCACGACGAAGGCGCACAAGATGGTTCCGGCCGTCCATTCCCTGACGTAGTAGCCGCGGTCGACGGCAAATGCCGCGCAGACGATTGCGGCGAGACCGAAGGTGACGATGATGATGACGCGGGCAGCCACGGGCAACGCGAGCTCAGCCGCTCGTGGCCGGTGTGATCGCGGCCGGCGGGACGGCCGCTGGCGTCGCCGGCACCGGCGCAGGAGCCGGCGCCGGTGCCGCGGGCGGCGTCGGGACCGCCGGCGTCGCCGCCACCACGGCCGCGCGATAGGCGCACAGCAGATTGCCGACCCCCTCGACGCCGAGCAGCGGCAGCGTCGCCGCGGGCACCGCCGCCGTCGCGATGCCGGTGAGCAGCGCATCGGTCGGCGCCTTGAGACCGCAGGCCGTGCTGGCGAACGCCGCCGCGTCGGCGATCAGGACCGACGTGCCGGGCACGGTCAGCGGGCCGGTGCTCGGCGCTGCGGTGCTGCTCGGCGGTGCCGGAGAGCAGGCCGCGAGCAACGAAAAGGCGCAGGCGGCGATGAGGGTGCGGGCATGGGAACGGAACATCGAAGTCTCCTCAGGTTTTGACGGACGGGGCGGCGGGTGCGAAGGGCGGCGCCGATGGCATGTTGTTGAGCGCCTTGGCGACGGCGCCCTGCGCCAGGGCGGCCAGCGTGTCGGGCGTGAGGTTGCTCTGGGCGAGCACCGTGGGGACCGCGGCGGTCGCCCGCTGCAGCAGCAGATTGCCGAGCTCGCTCTTGGTGTTGACGGTGATCTCGCCGTCCTTGAGCAGGTGCGTGTTCACCAGGTCGTGCGCACCGTGCTCGAACAGCGCCTTCACGGTATCCAGCGCATTGCTCGACACCGCCTGCCCGGTGAGCTTCTTGGCCGCGTCCTGGATGACATAGACCAGCAGCGTGCCCAGCGTGCCGATCAGCAGGTCGGTGATCGTGTCGAAGGCCTGGGTGACGTTGACGCCGGCGGCCTGGGCGAACGCCGGCGCGATCGCGAGCGCGCAGCAACCGATGGCAACGGCCAGGAGGGCGGGAAGTCCGCCGAGGGACGCGAGACGACGAAGGCGATGCATGACAGCTCCTCTCAAATGCCTTGGGTCACAGGGCAATGCCGGCGTCGGTCATCGCCTGTTCGATCAGGGCCGGCGGGTAGGGATTGCCGCCTTCCTCGACGTCGGTGATGGCGATCACGAACTCGCGCATGATCGGCCGATAGCCGATGTTGATGGGATCGTCGGGCCCGACCTCGGCGACGGCGCAGACACGCGCGACGTAAGCCGCGGTGTTGTTTTCGCCCGGCGGCGCCCAGGCGCCGATGAACTGGTTGGCGGTGTGGTCGCCCAGCCGATCGCGCAGCGCGATCAGGTTCTTGACCAGGGCGCGCAGGCCGTGCTCGGCAGTGTCGAAGACGCAGAAGCGGCCATAAATGATCTCGTTCTTCTGGAAGGGCGAGAGGCGCGGATCGTTCGGATTGCGGATCTCGCCCTGCCACGGCTCGTCGCTCAGCACGCGATCGAGATTGCCGGGATTGTTGTTGAAGTAGCCGCGCTGCCGGGTCGGATCCATCTCAGGTCCCCGTCGCGGGTTTGAACACGCACTTCACGACGCCACCGCGCACGCACATCCACCAGCCGTCGTCGATCGAGACATAGAGGCCGTGGCCGGCGAGCTTGCGCGGCATCAGAACCTCCTCGCCCGCGCCCGCCGTGATGTGGACGCCGTCGTCGGCCTCGCGGAACTTGGCGGCCTTCTCGCGATGGCAATCGGTCGGGCCGCAGCAGCCGACGTTGTCGGCATCGACGTAGCCGCCCTCCTGGATCCACATGGCATCGCCATGGGCACCGTCGTGGTCGCCAAGCGGGCGATGTGGCGCGCCGGCCGGCAGTGGGCGGCGGGCACCACGCCGCTCAGCGCCGCGCAAGTGAGCGAGATCGGCGCCGAGAAAATCGCGACCCTGAAGAAGGATGCGAATTTCACCGTGACGCAGAACAGCACCGCGGCCGCGGCACAAGCCGCCGCCGAGAAGAAGGCCGCCGCCGCTCCGCCGGCGAGCTGATCGCCGCCGCATGACCGCCGGAAAGCACGAACGGCCGCTGGGCTACGGCCAGGTCACGATCGAGGACGCGCAGGTCTATCGCCTGCCCGGCCTCGATCGCGACGGGCTGATCGGCAGCTACCGGCCGGTGCTGGCGAAGATCCGCGTGCTCGAGCTGGCGCCGACCACCGACGGCGAGGTCGGCGCCGTCGTCTGGCGCGACGACGGCACCGAGCCGACGCCGACCGAAGGCATGCCGCTCTACACCGGCGAGCGCGACGACTATGCGGGCGATCCCGCGAACCTGCAGCTCGTGCGCCTCAACGGCACGGCTGTCGTCGTCCATGTCCTCTACTACGCGGCACCGGACGATGAAGCTTAGGCGTCTTCTCCTCGCGATCGTCCTAGCGCTCGTTCCGCTCGCGAGCTCGTCGATCACGAGCTTCGCGGATCCGGTTGGCCCTGGCAGTCACATCCCCGGCCCGCGCGGGCCGATCGGACCGCAGGGCCTGCAGGGCGTGCCGGGCTCGCAGCTCTACAACGGATCGGGCACGCCGAGCTCGGGCCTCGGCATCAACGGCGACTACTATGTGAACGACACCACCGGCGACGTGTCGAACAAGGTCGCCGGCACCTGGACCGTCGTCGCCAACATCAAGGGCCCGACCGGCGCCACCGGCGCGACCGGATCGACCTGGTACAGCGGCTCGGGCGTGCCTTCGTCGGGCACCGGCGCGAACGGCGACTATTATTTCCGCACCGGCACCGGCGACGTCTACACCAAGTCGGCCGGATCATGGGGTTCGCCGATCGCCAACCTGACGGGGCCGACCGGCGCCACGGGTGCAACGGGCCCGACGGGCGCCACCGGCCCGACCGGCGCGACGGGCTCGACCGGCGCCACAGGATCAGCCGGTACGAACGGCTCGACCTGGTACAGCGGCTCGGGCGTTCCCTCGTCGGGCACCGGCGTCAACGGCGACTACTACTTCCGCACCAGCACCGGCGACGTCTACACCAAGTCGGCCGGATCATGGGGCTCGCCGGTCGTCAACCTCACGGGCGCGACCGGCGCCACCGGCTCGACGGGCGCAACCGGATCGACGGGCGCAACCGGAAGCACCGGCGCCGCGGGCACGAACGGCTCGACCTGGTACAGCGGCACGAGCGTGCCCTCGTCGGGCACGGGCACGAACGGCGACTACTATTTCCGCTCGAGCACCGGCGACGTCTATACGAAGTCGGCCGGTTCGTGGGGCTCGCCGATCGCCAACCTCACCGGCGCGACAGGCGCCACCGGCTCGACCGGCGCGACGGGATCGACCGGCGCGACCGGCTCCGCGGGGTCCAACGGCACGAACGGAACCAACGGCACCAACGGCACCAGTGCCTACACCACGACGACAGCCAACTTCACGATGCCGGCCGTCTCCTCGACGGTGAGCGTCAGCGTCGCCACCACCGCGTGGATGGTGGCGAGCGAATATCTCTACGTCGGCACTGCGGGCTACATGACGGTGTCGTCGATCACCAACTCCACGACGGTCGTGCTGACCAACACTGGGCTCACCGGCAACGCGAGCTCGAGCACGACCATCAACTCGGGCGCCGCGGTGTCGCCCGCGGGATCTCCGGGCTCGGGCATGGTCAATGCCGGCACCGCCAATTGCATGGCGTACTACGCGAGCTCGAGCACGACACTGTCGAGCACCTGCACGATCCCGAGCGGCGTCACTGCCACGACCGATGCGCCGAACGACAGCTCGACCAACATCGCCACCACGGCGATGGCATGGAACGCGCTCTATCAGGCGCACGGCTACGCGAACCTGTTCCGCAATTCGACGATGGTGTCGTGGCCGAACGGCACCTCGGGCACGATCGCGACGTCGCCCTCGGGCTCGTCCTATATCGCGGCCAACGGCTGGGCCTGCCAGGCCGGCACCGCGGCAGGCGCCTGGACGCAGCAGACCACCGGACAGAACGGCGCGTACTATTCGCTGCGCGTCACCGGGGCCACGTCGAACAGCGACGTCGCGTGCAGCCAGCGCATCGGCGGTTCCGATGCCGCGACGATCGCGGGCAAGGTCACCACCGTCCAGATCACGATCAAGAACGTCTCGGGCGCCTCGCTCACCGCGCAGGTCTCGACCTGCTATGCCTCGAGCTTCGAGAATTTCGGAACCTGCACCGCGGATCTCTCGGCGACCAGCCTGCAGGCCTGCGCCAGCACCGCCGTCTGCACGCTCGCCTACACCTTCACGCCGTCGAGCTCGGCGTCGAACGGCTACAGCGTCACCTTCGATTTCGGCGCGCTCAACGCCAACACCAAATACGTCGAGCTGAGTGCGCCCGATCTGCGGCCGACGCCGGGCCTCACCAACAATTCCCTGAACGGCAAGCCGCCGCCGCCCGAGCTGCCCGACAGCGCGCGCGAGCTCGAGCGCAATGCCGCCTTCTACCAGGCGAGCTACGACAACGGCACCGCGCCCGGCTCGACGTCGGCCAACGGCATCGCCAGCCTGCCGGCCAGCAATTCCGGCGCGTCCGCCACCTCGTTGAGCTTTCCCGTCCGCATGCGCGCGGTGCCCACCATGTCGCTGTGGGATCGCGCCGGCCATGCCAACACGTCGAGCTACTACGTGAGCGGCTCGTGGACCGACAGCTACGGCACGCTGGCGGTGGTGAGCACCGGCCAGTCGAGCGGCGTCGTCAGCACCTCGGCCCCCGGCAACTGGTTCTCGCTGCACTACAGCGCCTACGCCGACTTCTGGTGATGCAATGACCGCCTATTGCGCCCAATCCGACCTGCAGGCCCGCTTCAACACGCGGCTCTTGATCCAGCTCACCGATCTGCCGGAGAGCGACGCCACGCCGCCGGCGACCACCATCACCGGCGCGGTGCTCACCCAGGCGATCGCCGATGCCTCGGCCGAGATCGACAGCTACCTGGCCGTCGAATACACGCTGCCGCTTGGCTCGACGCCGCCCTATCTCGTGTCGGTTGCCTGCGACCTGGTCCTGGCCGCGCTCTACCGGCGCAACACCATGGCGGTGCCCGACCACGTCTCCTCCGCCGAGAGCGCCGCGCGCGGCTGGCTGAAGAAGGTCCAGGCCCGCGAGGTGCGGCTGTTCCCCGCCCAGGCCGACGACGATGCCGCCGACATCGGCGAGGGCGCCGGCATGCCGCAGACCAACGAGCTCGAGCGCGAGATGAGCCGCCGCAAGCTGAGGGATGCGCTGTGATCGGGCGCATTCACATGCGCCGGCGAGCGGCAGGCGTTGTAACCAACGCCGGGAGCTCGCACCGTGCCAATGAGGAGGCAGTGCGATGATCAGCATGCTCCTCGATCGCAACGCGCTGGGCTCGTCCGCCATCGGCCTCGAACGGCTTTCGAAGATCGCCGGCGACCTCACGCCGGTGATGGATACGATCGGCGCCTACCTGGTGTCGTCGACGCAGCGGCGCTTCACCACGCAGACCGGCCCGGGCGGCGCGCCCTGGAAGCCGTCGCTGCGCGCCACGCTCGAGGGCGGCCAGACGCTGCTCGACAGCGGCATGCTGCGCGCCTCGATCGCGTCGATCGCCGGCCGCAACCAGGTCGAAGTCGGTTCGAACAAGATCTATGCCGCGATCCAGCAGCTGGGCGGCACCATCCACGCCAAGAACGTCGCGAACCTCAGGTTCAAGATCGGAAGCCACTGGGTGAGCAAGCCCTCGGTCACGCTGGTGCCAAGACCCTTCATCGGCTTCGACGCCGAGGACCAGAAGGAAGTCGAGGCGATCGTGGTGGCCGACCTGGACGCGGCCGAGCGCGGGAAGGGCCGGTCGTGACCGTCGCCAATTTCCCGGTCGCCGACGTCGAGGACGGCATGCTCGCCGCCCTGCGCGCCGCCAATGCACTCACGGTCGGAGATCCCGCCGAGCCGTTCCTGGGCTACGTGCTGCGCCAGCTCGACAACTACCAGGGCCAGCTCGAGGGCGGCGACCCCGCCGCGATCGCGCAATTCATCCGCGACCTGCCGGCGGTGTGGCTGTGCTTCGAGGACGCGACCTTCAACGAGACCAACGGCACCTTCGATGCCGCCTTCTCGGTCGTCTGCGTGGCGACCAATGCGAGGAACGAGAAGGCGGCGCGCCGCGGCGCCGGCGCCGGCGAGACCGGCGTCTACCAGATCGCGCGCGACGTCGTGGGGCTGCTCGACGGCCAGTCGTTCAGCATCCCGGGCATCACGGCGGTGCGCTGCACCAAGATCAGCCTGCCGTTCAACGCCAACTACCAGAAGACGCGCATCGCGCTGGCGCTGCTCACCTTCTCCACGCACTGGGACCCGAGCGCCTTCAACGCGGCCGCCGGCGACATGCCGTCGACCGAGATCGTGGGCGACTTCTCGACCTTCGATGTCGCCTGGGAGATCCCGCCGTTCCCCGCGCCCGAGCCCGCGATCCCGTCGTCGACCGTCGATCCGGCGGCCGGCACCTACGACGGCGAAGACAAGATCACCGTGAACCCCTAGGAGGCCGAGATGCCGTACAAGATCACGCCCAAGCCGTTCGAGGAGCACCAGAAGCTCGACCTGCCCGGCGAACACCCGACGCACCATCGCGTGAAGATGCCGAACGGCGGCGGCGCGATCGGCAAGGAGGGCGTCGTCGTGGCGGCGCTCGACCCGCACTACGTCCGCCAGCATCAGCGCGGCGAGGTCGAGATCGTCGAGGGCACCGTCGACAAGGACGGCGAGTTCACGCCGAAGCCCGCGCCCGCGCCGCAACCCGAGCCCGCGCATCACGAGGAGCAGTAAGCCATGCCAAATCTTTCGATCACGTCGATCCCGATCGTCCTGCGCGGCGGCGTCTACATCAACCAGGACAACTCGATCGCCCAGGGCGGCCTCTATCTCGCGACCAACAAGATGCTGGTGTTCGGCCAGATGCTGGCCGGCGCGCCGGCCGTCGCCAACGTGCCGATCCAGATCGCGTCGCCGGCGATGGCGGCCTACTACTTCGGCAACCAGTCGATGCTTCACAATATGCTGAAGCGGATCTTCGACCAGGCGCAGGGCCAGGGCCTGCAGATCTGGGCGATCCCGCAGGCCGACGCCGGCGGCGCCGCCGCGGCGGTGGGCTCGGTGGTCGTCGCGAGCCAGCCCACGCAAGGCGGCACGCTCGCCTTCTATGTCGGCGGCGAGCGCGTCCAGGTCGTGGTCACGGCCGGCCAGTCGACGGCGTCGATCGCCACGGCGCTGCAGGCGGCGTGTGCCGCGATCTCGACCAACGTCTACTTCACCGCCGCGGTCGACGGCGGCAACGCGAGCAAGGTCAACTTCACCGCGCTGCAGAAGGGCCTCGTCTACAACGGCATCGATCTGCGCGACAGCTACATGCTGGGCGAGCAGCTGCCGGTGGGCATGACGCTGACCTACGTGCAGCCGACCGGCGGCGCGGGCGATCCCGACATCACCAACGCGATCGCCGGCATGGGCGCGCAGCGCTGGTCGAAGGTCTGCATGCCGTACAACGGCTCGGCCAACTGGACGCTGATCAGCAACGAGCTGCTGCGCCGCTTCGGCCCGATGGTCCAGCTCGACGGCATCGCGCACGCCTGGAACAACCAGCCGGCCGGCAGCGGCTCGGGCCTCTCGACCCTGCTCACGCTGGGCCTGGCCTGGAACACGCCGTTCATCTCCTGCACCGGCTCGCAGGGCATGCTGGCGCCAGCCTTCGTGCTGGCTGCCCGCTCGACGGCGCGCGCGATGGCCGCCGCCGTCATCGATCCGCCGCGCCAGCTCCGCACCCTGCAGCTCTTCAACGAGCTGCCGCCGGCGCCGGCCGACCGCTGGACCGCCGACGAGATCGAGAACCTGCTGCAGGACGGCATCGCCGTCGATGCGCCCGATGCCTCGGGCCTGATGGCCAACGTGCGCTCGGTCACGATGTACCGGCTCAACAATGCCAGCGCGCCGGACATCTCCTATCGCGACGTCGAGACGATGGAGGTCCTGGCCGCCATCCGCGCCGACATTCGCGGCTGGGTGCCGCAGGCCTTCCCGCGCTGGAAGCTGGCCGACGACGCGACCGGCACCACCGCCGGCAGCGGCACGCAGATCATGACGCCCAAGTACATGAAGGCGGCGCTGGCGACACGCGGCCTGTCCTGGGCGAACGCCGGCTGGATCCAGGACTACCCGTCCTTCGTGCAGCTGCTCAACTCGACCGGCGGCGTCACGCGCGACAACAACGACCCGGACCGTCTCAACGCCCTGGTCAACCCGCCGATCATCAACAACTTCCGCACCTTCGCCGTCGACGACCAGTTCATCCTGAACCCGGCGGTGCTCAACTCGCTGGCGCAATCGCCGGCTTAAAGGAGAGACCGCATGCCGTCACCGAACCAGATCCTCGGCCGCGCGACCATCACGATCGCGGGCACCCGGATCTCGAGCAAGCCCGGCGCCAAGCTGATGCCGGCGTCGATCGAGCGCGAAGCCGTCGCCGACGACAACGGCTACGCCGGCTTCACCGAGAAGGTCGTGATCCCGACCTGCGAGTTCGAGGTCTTCATCAAGGGCAACGTCACCGCCCAGCAGCTGATGGACATCATCGACGACACGCTGCTGTTCGAGGGCGACAACGGCTACACCGCCTCGATGCAGCTCGCGACCATGGCGACGCCGGGCACCGCCTCGACCAGCTCGTCGGGCACGACCTTCCAGTGCAAGGTCTTCGGCGCCCTGGTCAATGAGACGCCGGCGAGCGGCTGAGGGGCAGGCGAGCGATGAAAAAGCAGCTTACGCTCGGAACGCCGATCACGATCGGCGATCTCGAAGTCTCGGCGCTCCCCTACACCGCGCCGTTCCGCACTGGCTTCCTGCGCGGCGGTCCGAAGACGCCGCAGTGGTTCATCGACACCGTCAAGGCGGTGATGGCGAAGCTCACCGAGCAGGAGGCGGCGGCGAAGGCGGCCGGCAAGGATGCGCCCGAGCTCGACGACGAGAAGCTGCTCGAGGGTCTCGACATCTGGCCCAAGGGCGAGGACATCGACCAGCTCGTGCCGTGGCTGATGCATATCGCCGAGAAGGCGACGAAGCAGCCGGCCGACGTGGTCGACCAGCTCGACCTGGCCGATCTGCTGAAGCTGATCTGGCAGCTGCTGCCGGGAATGATGTCGCTCGCAAATTTCCGGAAGACCTCGGGATCTGGCGCGGGGACTTCGCCGGGGTCTGGCACTGGAGCCCTCGCGACATAGACCGACTGACGCCCGACGAGATGCTCGCCTGGCGTGTTGACCTGATCGACTACACGAAGAGAGCCAACGCAACATGAGCAACATGGTCGTCTCGCTGCTTCTGAAGGTCCGGCAGGAAGGTGCCGGCGCCCTCAAGGAGCTGCGCGACGGGCTGATGGGCGTGAAGGCCGAGGACGCAGCCCTGGGCGGGACCGGCGCCTTCCAGCTGGGCGCGGCGCTTCGCCATGGCGCGGTGGCGGCGCGCGAGCTGCGGGGCGCATTGGGCCAGGTGCGCGCGGCGTCGACGGCGCTCTTCTCGTCGATCCTGTACGGCGGCATGGGCGCGGCCGGCGCGATGTTCGGCTTCAAGGAGGGCTTCCTCGACGTCGCCAAGGAAGTGGGCGCGCTGCGCAGCCGCCTGATCGGCCTCGAAGGATCCGACAACCGCGGCGACCTGGCGCTCGAGTGGATCAAGAAGTTCCGCGACCACACCAACGCCACCCTGTCCGAAGTCACCAGCGCCTGGATCGAGCTTCGCGAGCACGGCGTCAATCCGATCACCGGCGCCATGCAGGCCGTCGCCGATACCGCGGCCGTCACCGGCGCCTCGATCGACGAGGTGGCGCGCGTCATCGGCAACGCCGCCGAGGGCGGCCGCACCGGCTCACTGCGCGAGCTCGGCGTGTCGGTGAAGGATCTCGGCGGCCAGATGGTCGTGACCTATCGCAACGCCGGCCGCGAGATCACCGAAACCCTTTCGAAGGCCAATCACGGCGTCGAGAAAGGCCTGATCCGGATCATCGGCCTGCTGCACACCGGCGCGGCCGAACGCGCCAGCCAGGGCGTCGGCGGCCAGCTGAAGCGGCTTGGCGAGACCTGGGACGAGTTCGCCATGCAGGTCATGGGCGGCGGCAAGGGCCAGGGCGGCGTGATGGGTTACCTGGCCGACCAGCTCGGTCAGTTCGTCAAGCAGGCGCAGGAAGCGGGCGAGGGCGGCAAGAGCTTCGCCGCCGATCTCGCCGCCATGTTCAAGGAGCTGATCCGTCTCGGCATCGAGCTCATGAAGCTTGCCGTCGAGTACCTGCCCAAGGCGATCGCCGGCCTGCGCGAGATCAGCCAGGCGATGGGCGGCCCGAAGGTATTGGCGGCGGCACTGGCCGTCGTCATGGCTGGCCCGTTGATCAGGGCGCTGTTCGGTCTGGCCTCGGTGCTGGTGACGTCGGTCATTCCCGCGATCTGGTCGCTGGGCGTCGCGCTGATGGCGACGCCGGTCGGCTGGATCGTCATGGGCATCGCCGCGGTCGCGATCGCGGCCTACGAGCTCTACGAGCACTGCGACGAGGTCTGCAAGTGGCTGGCCGGCGTGTGGGAGAGCATCAAGGACGATGCACGCGCCAACGCGGCCGAGTTCATGAAGGTGTGGGAGCCGATCGCAGCCTTCTTCGAGAAACTGTGGGGTGGCATCAAGGACGCCTATGACGCCGCGATCGGGCCGATCCTCGCCGGCATCGACAAGGTGCGCGGGCTGCTGCCATCCCTGGCGGGCTCGAGCAATTCCGATCTCGGCGCCGGGAACAGCGACCCGGCCGCGGCGATGGTGAGCGGTCCCCCCGAGATCACGGGCCGCGCGCAACTTGACATCCATATCGACGGCGACGGCAAGCCCTCGGCGTCGTTCCGCGACGGAGGCGGCAAGCTCGGCTTCGATGCCAACCTCGGCTACGGCATGGCGTTCTGATGGCATCGCCCGGCCTGCAGTGTTCCTTCAGAGGCGTTCCCTTCAGATGGGACGAGCGCGGCGGCGAGACCACGCCGCGCTTCGCCGAGCACGACTTCCCGCAGAAGCCCGGCCGCTGGCACGAGGACATGGCGGAAGGCCCGCGGGTCTTCACCTTCACCGCCTTCCTGATCGCGCCCGACACGCGCGGCGTGCGCGACGAGCTCGTGCTGTTCGAGCGCGCCTGCCGCAACCAGGAGCCGGGCGTGCTGATGCATCCGGTGTTCGGCTTGCTGAGCTGCGTCTGCAAGGGCTTCACCTGGAAGGAAAACCGCGAAACGCTGAACCGCATCGACCTCGACCTCAAGTTCGAGGAGGACATCGGCATGGTCGAGCCGATGACGACGCGCTGGATCGGCGCCGACCTGGCCGATGCCGTGGACGCGGCCGAGGAGGCGATCGCCGACGCGCTCGACGAGTTCTGGGAGCTCGCCTCGATCCCGGCCTATGCGCTGGCCGACGCCGAGGACGCCATCGGCGATGTCGTGGGTGCGCTGAGCGACGCCGTGGCGCTGCTGACCGAGCCGGTGCAGGCGGCGCTGGCCGTGGCCTGCGACGCGATCTCCACCGTCGACGAGATCTCCGGCCTGGGCCAGGGCCTAGTCGACGCCTTCACGTGCCTGACCACCGACAGCTACGGCAATCCCTTGGGTCTCACCGCCGACCAGGCCGACGCCACCTATCGCGCGCTGACGCCGCTCGCCGGCTTCACGCTCGCCCAGGAGGCGGCCGACACCGCCTCGAAAGCCACTGTCGCGCAGGCGATGTCGGCGCTCTCGGTCACCGTGCGGCGGCTGGCGCTGCTGCAGATGGCCAACCTCACGCGGCAGATGACCTTCGTGTCGTCGGCCGACGCGATCGACACGCGCGACAGCCTCTCCGACATGATGACGGTCGAGATCGTGGCGGCGGCCGACCAGGCCTCGACCGACAGCGATGCCGAAGCGGGCCTCGTGAGCGACCGGCTCGACGCCGCGCGCTCGGAGATGGTGGCCGATCTCACCGCGACCGCCGCGACCTTGGTGCCGGTGGCCGCGATCGTGCTCGGTGCGGCGATGCCGTCCGGCCAGATCGTCTATGCGCTCTACGGCGACGGCGACGGCTCGGCGGCGGCGCGCGCAAATACTCTCGCGATCGAGGCCGACTTCATCGCCCGCAACGCCGTCCAGGATCCCGGCCTCACGCCCGGTGGCGTGCCGCTCGAGTACTGGCTCGATGCCCAGCAGCAGGTCGGATGATGGTGCGCATTCACATGCGCCGGTGCGCCGGCGTCTCCTTCGGAGCCGCTTAATGGTGCAGGAGCTCGTGACCCTGCGCGTCGATGGCCGCACCTGGGAAGGCTGGGAGTCCGTGAAGATGGATGACATCTTCGGCAAGACCCTGTGCAGCCGCATCGACCTGGTGCTGAGCGACAGGTATCGCGGCGACTTCAATGCGCGCCCGATCGAGCTCGGCATGAAATACGAATGCCTGCTGGGCGACGAGCTGCGCCAGACCGGCTGGATCAACAAGGTCGGCCCCGGCTACGGCCCGACGCGGCACGGCATCAAGATCTCCGGCCGCGATCTCACCCAGGACCTGGTCGACTGTTCCTCGACCGTGACGCCGGGCTCATGGACCAACCGCAAGCTCGAGGACATCGCGAAGGACCTTTGCGCGGAGTTCTCCGTCCCGGTGGTGCCGGGCGACGACACCGGCAAGCCGATCGCGCAGGCCGCCCTGCAGGTCGGCGACACGCCCTTCCAGTTCCTCGAGAAGCTCTGCCGCACGCGCAACGTCTGGCTGGCCTCGACGGCCGAGGGCGCGCTCACCTTCGTGAAGGCCTCGACCGAGCGGCTCGACGGCGTGCTGATCCGCGGCGACGACATCGAGGAGGCCGACGCCGACTACTCCGACGAGGGCCGCTTCTCCGACTATTACGGCAAGGGCCAGCAGCGCGGCTCCGACCAGGTGAGCGACCAGGAGGCCGCGGTCGTGAGCGGCCACGTCAGCGATCCCTCGATCGCGCGCCACCGGCCGCTGGTCATCCAGGGCGAGGACCAGCAGAACGGCGAGACGCTGGGCGACCGTCTGCTGAACGAGCGCAACAAGCGCATCGGCGACAGCCAGTCGATCAAGATCAAGGTCGCGGGCTGGCGCATGAAGAACGGCCTGGTGTGGCCGACCAACCGGCGCGTCGCCGTGACCGACGACTGGCTGCTGGTCGACGGCGTCTACACCATCGAGCAGTGCTCCTTTTCGCTCGGAAAGAACGACAACTCGACGATGCTCACCCTCGTGCCGCCCGAGAAATTCGACATCACGAGCAGCGGCGGCGCGGGTGGCGCGCCGGCCTACAGCAGCCGGCCAGATCCCAGCGATCCGTTCCCGGGGGTCTCATGATCGAAGATCTCGCCAAGCTGCTCGAGCCGATGCGCCGCCAGGTGAGCGGCATGGTGCGGCGTACGGTCGTGACCAACGTCGACGATGCGCCGGAGCGCCAGGAGCTGCAGCTGCAGGACGGCGCCGCCGCCGGCGCCGGCGCCGACATGCTGCCCACCGTCGAGCATTTCCAGCCGATGGGCGTGCGCTCCTTTCCGCCGCAGGGCACCGGCGCGATCGCGCTCGCCGTCGGCGGCTTTCGAAACCACTTCGTGGCGATGGTGGCGTCGGCCAAGCTGAAGCTCAACCTGCTGGTGGCGCTGGCCTCGGGCGACGTCGCCTTCCATTGCCTCAACCCCGACGTCTGGACGCACCTGCAGGACAGCGGCTCGTGGCTCGGCCAGGGCGAGACCCAGTGGTTCGTCACGCTGAAGGACCTCAAGGAATTTCAGTACATCCGGATGGTGCCGCAGGAGACGACGCTGCTGGTGCAGGACCCGAATAGCGCCAACTACAGCAAGATCACCATCACGCCGCTGCACGTCACGATCCGGACGCCCAGCGGCACGCAGGTTTTCTGATGAGCGACATCGCCCTCGTCCTCAGCACCGACAGCCTGTCGGCCGACATCGCGATCGAGAACGGCGACCTGGTCATGGATGGCGGCCTCGATACGGCGGCGTTGATCTCGCTGTTCACCGACCGCCGCGCCGACACCGACGATCCCGTCGACAGCCGCGACCCCTTCGCGGGGCGCGGCTGGGCCGGCGATCTTCTCGCCCCGCCGGGCGACCGCATCGGCTCGCGCCTGTGGCTGCTCGAGCGCGCGACGCTGCCGACCGATGCCCGCTTCGGCGGCGCGCTCACCGCCGCGATGGTCCAGCAGTATGCCGCCGAAGCGCTCGCCTGGATGCTCGAGGACGGCGTCGCGGCGTCGGTGCTGCCGATCGCCACGGTGCTGCCGCCGGGCCCGATCAGCCGGGTTTCCGAAGCCATCCAGCTGGTGAACGCGATCGCCCAGGGCACGCGGACGCTCGGCAAGTGGAAGTTCGTGTGGGCGGCTCAGGCCGCGAAGGGTGATTGAGATGCCGTTGCAAATCGACACCCTCACCACCATCGCCGACCGCGTGAAGGGCGACATCAACGCCAACATCGCCGGCGCCGACAGCCGCCTGCGCAGGAGCGTGCTGGGCGCGATCGCCTACATCCTCGCGCGCCTGTCGTGGGGCTGGTACCGCTTCCTGGCCTATGTCGCTCGCCAGCGCCTGCCCGACACGATGGACGACGACAGCCTGGCCAACTTCGGCGGCCTGTTTGGCGTGCCACCCACCGGCGCCCAGTTCGCCGCCGGCACCGCGTCGGTTTCCGGCGCGCCCTATGCCCCGATCCCGCAAGGCACCGTGCTGCAGACGCAGAGCCTGGTCGAGTACATCGTCCAGGCGGCGACCGCGCTCGACAACACCGGCAACGGCACGGTGACCCTGCGCGCCGCCGTCGCGGGCTCGGCGGCCAACCAGGCGGCCGCCACGCAGCTCACCTTCGTCTCGCCGGTCGCCGGCGTGAATGCCGGCGCGATCGTGGCGAGCCTGGCGGGCGGCCTCGACGTCGAGGACATCGACAACTATCGCGGCCGCGTCATCGATCATCTGCAGGAGCCGCCGCAGGGCGGCACGGCGATGGACTATGTCCAGTGGGCGCGCACCATGGTCGGCGTCACGCGCGCCTGGTGCACGCCCAATTACCTCGGCGCCGGCACGGTGGGCGTCTTCTTCGTGTTCGACGGCCGCGCCAATATCCTGCCGCTGACCGCCGACGTGACGGCCATGCAGGCGCTGCTCGATGCCAAGGCGCCGTCGACCGACACGCCCTATGCCGTGGCGCCGGTCGCCAATCCGCTCGCGCTCACGATCGCGCTCAACCCCGACACGCCGGCGATCCGTGCCGCCATCACCGCCGAGCTCGCCGATCTGGTGGCCCGCGAGGGCGCGCCCGGCGGCACGACGCTGTACAGCCACATCGACGAGGCGGTCGGGCTGGGCGTCGGTAGCGGCGACTATGCGATGAGCGTGCCGGCCTACGGCACCAACTTCACCAACACCAACGTGCAGATCACGACGCTGGGCGTCATCACCTGGGCGGCGTGGCCGTGAGCATCAGGCCTCTCCGCAACGCCGCGTCCTACGCAGCCGAGCTCGTGGGCCATCTGCCCAAGGGCTTCGTCTGGCCGAAGTGGTTCGGCGATGCGCGCACGCCGGTGTGGAACGGGCTGCTGACGGCGCTGGGCACCGAGCCGGCGCGGGTCGACCAGAAGGTGCGCAAGCTCCTGCTCGAGATGGATCCGCGCACCGCGTCGGACACCTTCGAGGACTGGCTGCAGGCCTACGGTCTGCCCGACACCTGCGTCGGGCCCGCGCCCACCCAGGAGATCGAGCGCACGCGCCTGGTCCAGCTCGTCACCCTGAAGGGCAGCACGACGCGGCGCTTCCTGACCGCGATCGCCTTCGACCTGGGCTTCGACATCTTCGTGCAGACCTACCGGCCGGCGCGCATGGGTGAGGTGCGCTGCAGCGACCTGTGGCACGGCAGCTTCGCGGGCTTGTCCTTCGCCTGGGCGATGCAGATCCATTCGCCCAACGTCGCGGTGCGCCGCATGTTCATGGGCTCGGCGCAGTCGGGTGACAGCCTGTGCTCGTTCGGCAATTCGATCCTCGAATGCGTGATCCGGAAGCACGTGCGCGCCACGACGCTGCCGCAGCTCACCTTCGCCTACAACGACCCACAGAACACCTTCGGCGCGGCGTCGCTATGGGAGCAGCCGGGGCCGGCCGACAACGTCGACACGGCGCTGCCGGCGCGGCCTGCCGGCGCCACCTATTTCATGGTCGGCACTTTCGCGGCCGAGGCGTTCGGCGGATCAGACGCGGCCTATGCGCTGATCGCGTCGGCGACGCGCGTGAGCGTCGGCGCTGCCGCCGGCGGCGACGAGCCGCGCGCGACTGTTAACATCGCGCCGGCCGGCCAAGCGCTGATCTCGATCGTCCAGACCGACGCCGGCGGCGAGCGCACCATCGCCGTGCGGGTGAACGGCGCGCCGGTCGGTACGGTGAGTGTCGCCGGCACCGGCGCGATCGCCGGCGACATGATCGCCTTCACCGCGACCGGCCTCGATCACTTCGGTCTCAAGCTCTGGCCGCTCGGCCCGCACGAGGTCGACTGGCTCGAGCGCGTGCTGGCGCGGCAGTTCAACATTCCTCTGGCCGCGTGGCCGGTCGATCTCTCCCAAGGAGGCATCTAGTCATGCAATACGTTCCCGGCGGCACGCCTGGCGTCAATCCCAACTACTTCGGCGCCGGCGAGGGCGGTTTCCAGGACGGCAATCCCGCCACCGGCACGCAGGGCACCGAGTTCCAGGCAGCTCTGTGGAACGACATCCTGGGCAACCTGATGAACATCATGGCGGTCGCCGGCATCGCCGCGACGCCGGGGCGTCTCGCCGATCTCAGCGACGCGATCAAGGCGCTGGTCCAGCAGGGCCACGGCCAGTGCCAGCTGCAGTTCTCCTCGAACGTGCTGGCCAAGCTGATGCCGAAGAACGGCCAGACGCTGAAGATCAACGGCAAGTTCTACCAGGTGCCGGGGATTGGGGTGTCGATACCGACCAACAACGTCACGATCGGCGGCGTGGCGGCGCAGAACATGGCGGCGTCGACGGTCTACCTCGCCTACATGATCGACGACGGCAGCCACAGCGGCGTGATGATCCCCTCGCTGTGGGCTGCCGGCGCCTACGGCCACCTGCCGGACACGACGGCGGGCAACATCGGCGTCGAGGTGCGCAACAACGGCGGCGTGGTCGACAGCACGCATACCTTCATCGGCATCCTGATGACCGATGCCATGTCCCACCTCAGCGACTTCTTCACGCTGTCGCACTTCAACAAGGGCACCAAGGTCCAGACCACGACCTACACCGCCAACCGTTCGACCTCGAGTGGATCGCTGGTCGAGCTCAACACCGAGATCCGCAACAACTTCATCTGCCTGGCAGGCGACACGGTCGACTGGCGCATGAACGGCGGCATCGGCGGCGGCAATTCCAACGTCTATGCCGGCGTGTGCTTCGATGGAGGCGCGGCCGAGCTCCAGGTCGCGGCCACCGCGGGACGCATCATGCCGGCCGGCACCGGCGACCTGAAGCCCGGCCTGTCGGAGGGCGCGCACTATCTGACGGCGCTGGGCGCAGTCGACGCCGGCACCCTCACCCTGTACGCGCCGCCGGCGGTCTATGGCGGCGGAAGCCCAGGCACCACGCCCTTCACTCTCACCATTGCCGTGCGAGGCTGACATGAAAGCAATCGGACCGAATTTCCAGAACGAGCTCAAGGCCGCGGGCCTGCTCGGCCTGCCCTTCGCGTGGGGCGACGACGGCGCGATCAACTTCGGCGCGGCGATCACGCCGACGCAGCAGGCGGCGATCGAGGCGGTCTATGCCGCTCACGATCCCACCAAGCCCGACCCGATCGCCGCGGCCGCGGCGCTGATCGCCGGCGGCCTTGCCATCACTTCGGCCGGAACGCCGGCGCTGAACGGCACCTATGGCTGCGGCCCGTCGGACGAGACGGCGATCAACGGCCTGCAGACGGCGATCGGCGTCAACCCGGCGCTGTTTCCAAATTATTTTCGCGACAAGTCGGGCACGTCGCACGCCATGACGCCGGTGCAATTCACGACGATCGCGGAGGCCATCATGGCCTTCATCGTTTCGGTCGACGAGGCCCTGGCCGCGGCCGTCGCCGGCGGCGCGTGGGTGGCGCCGGCGGCGGTCGCGAACATCGCATGAGCGAGGCCGTCGAGACGCTCTCCGCCCTGCAGATCGAATGCCTGTCGAGGCTCGCCAAGGTGCGCTTCGGCGTCTACAGCAGCGCCGACCGCATCGTGGGCGTCATCGCCGCAGCCCGCGCCGGCGGTAGGCCGATCAGCGAGGCGCAAGCGCTGGCGCTCTACAAGATCTGCTGGCGCTATCGCGAGCAGATCGCGGCGGCGAAATTCATGGCCAGGGTGCTGATCGCGATGGCGATGCTCGAGGAGAGCATGGATGCCGCCGAGCTGCTCGGCACGACAGTCTACACCCGCGCCTGGCGCGCGCCGACGGTGGCGCCGGCGCAGGGCGAGCTCAAGATCGTCCCGCCATGAGCGTGAGCGCTCGGCGGGGGCTGCGGCGCGTCAACGCCGCGAACCGCGCACTTGGGATGCGCACGACCGTAACCGGCCACGTCACGGCCATCCCGCCACCGGCGATCACCGGAGCGGTGAAAAGAGCACCGCCCAATGAAAGAGTCCATGACGCTTGCGCCGGTATCGCCGGTCAAGCCGATCGCCGCCTATATCGGCGGCAAGCGCAATCTCGCCGACCAGGTCATTCGCAGGATCCGGCGCACGCCCCATGTGCTCTACGCCGAGCCGTTCGTCGGCATGGGCGGCATCTTCCTGCGTCGGCCGTTTCGCGCGCCGGCGGAGGTGATCAACGATCTCTCGCGCGACGTCGTCACCACGATGCGCATCCTGCAGCGGCACAATGTGCCCTTCATGGACATGCTGCGCTGGCAGCTCACCAGCCGCGCCGAGTTCGATCGATTGAAGTCGGCCGACCCCGACACCCTGACCGATCTCGAGCGCGCGGCGCGTTTCCTCTACCTGCAGCGGCTGGCGTTCGGCGGCAAGGTCCACGGCCGCAACTTCGGGGTGAGCTACGGGCCAGCCAGGTTCGACGTCACCAAACTCGGTCCGCTGCTCGAGGCGGCGCACGAGCGCCTGGCCGGGGTGGTGATCGAATGCCTGCCCTGGTCGACGTTCATCGACCGCTACGATCGCCGCGGCGTGCTCTTCTATCTGGACCCGCCGTATTGGGGTTCGGAGGACGCCTACGGCAAGGACGCCTTCCCAAAGGAGCAGTTCGGTTTGCTGGCCGCGCGCCTGGCGCAGATCAAGGGCCGCTTCATCGTCAGCCTCAACGACGTGCCCGACGTCCGACGCCTGTTTCGGCCCTTCAGGATGGAGGCCGTCCGGACGACCTACACGGTCGCCGGCGGCAAGGTCGGATCGGGCAACGCCCGCGAGCTGATCATCACCGGCCCCAGGCGCCGCTAAAGGTCCACGAACACCCTTCGCAGCCCTCTCGTAACCCGCGTTTTCGAAAGGTCGGCGGCGCCTCGGATCCGGTCTCACTTATAGGGTGGGACAGAAGGCTGGCGCTAAAGCCTCGGTGTCGCCAAAGCATTCGACGAGTGACGCCAAATCAATTGCGCCGCTACAGCCTATGCCGTGCAGCTCGTGCCACAATGGTCCACCTCGCACGACGAGGCCGACGCCCAGCACGCGGCGGCGACAGAGCAGAACCAATCGGAGAACCAGGTCGATCCGGCTTACCAAGCCGAGGTGCAGCGCGTGCTCGACGTACAGCATGCCACGCAAAAGCGCGGCATCGACGATGCGGCGGCCGAGCGCGCCCAGGCTGTCGCCGACTGGCTCGCCCGCAAAGGCCCCAACGGCGAGCCGCAAACCAGTCAGCCGCCGCCGTCGCTGCGCAATCGTCTCACGCCGGCCGAACAAGCCGCCCTCGACAAGCAGCTCGTCATCAACGCGCGCGGTGCGGTTCCCGCTCGCGCCAAAGCCGCTCCGTATTCGGACATTGTACAGGCGGGTTACACTCCGGAGCAGGCCGCACCGCCATCCAATGCCGCTTCCGTCGCCGTTCCAGCCGCCGGTGCGGCGACACTGGGCGACGCCGCGAAAGCTGCGGCGGGAGCGATCGCGCGAGCCGCTCCTTATGCCGCCCGGGCGGCGTCCGCGACCGGCGCGGCGGCCGGCGTCCTGCTCCTTCCGACGAACTCCGGTGCGAGATACACGGAATTGGGCGACGGGCTGCGCATGCGGAGCGCCCCCGGCCAGAACTCGGTCACGATCGAACGCCGGATCGAAGGCAGCGGCATATTTGGCACGGGCATCGACGCCCATTGGGAGGAACTGCCGGTCCCCGCAAGGCAAGTGGATACGCCGGACGGCCGGTTGGTCGTCGCCATCGATCCGCGACAGCTCGAAAGCGTCCTCGGCGCCGACGCCGCCAACAGGATCAGGCAGCAGGCGGGCATCACCTATGCGACGAACAAAAGTATGCGGCGTTTCATGCTTTGGTCGTTCGCAAAGCCAAGGAGGCATCTTCGCCGATGACGGTTTCCGGATCAAACATACAGAGTTGCAAGAAATGGGCAAAGCTCTTGGCAGAGTTTGAATATCCTCTGGCGCCAGTTGTAACACCGACTGGCCTCGCCTTATACAGGGGAGACGTCGTTGATGCGCCGCAGAATTTGCGATGCTTGTGGGGAGCGATGAATGGTGATCCGGTGATCATTCCCTACCGGGAGCTAGAGCCGTTCATGACGCCTGGGCCGTTGCGCGATGAGTTGTTAGCCTTGCATTAGAATCCGGCCACGACCTCATACATGCATGAACCGAGCGTGACCTTCGTGGTTCGCAATCACGATGATTTCGGTCCCAGTACGGCCAAGCAAATTTTTCTGGCAAAATTGGGCGAATGGCTAACCATGGTCGGTCGAGACACCTACAAAGGTCATGTCGGTGTGGGTGATGCCACAAGATCGAGAGTAGTGAATGAAGCTTTGCATTGGGTCCTTGATCAGCTTCATCAAATGCTGCCTTCAAGCGCACATCGCTATCCTGACGATGTATTTGCTAATATTTTGGCGGACCAAATCGAAGCACTTAATGTCCATGAAGTGACGTTCCGCCGTCTTCTGAATTGATGTGAATATCTGGACGGTCAGCGCTGCAAAAGCCGCCTGATCGTCAACACGCTGCAACTGGTGCAGCGGGGTGATGGCGTCGGGCATGATGGCGGGCATCAGCTCGCCGGCCAGGCCGTGGTTGCGGCTGCGAGTGTCGTCGGACGCGGCCAACCAGGATGCGGGCGTGGGGTTCTGGCTGGACGAGGTGCAGACGGCATTGCCAACGACGCCCAGCGGCTAGGGTCGAGACTCATAAAATCCACCATACGATAGAAGCGACGAGGCATATCGGGGCAAGGAAGTTTCGTGCCAGCCTGTCGCAGCGAGTGGCGATAAGGAAACACGCGCGGCGCGGCCTTTGGCGTCGCGCTACGACGCGGCATCTGCTGGCGATCGACGAGCTGACGCGGAGCACGGTGCTGCGCCAGCTCCATAGCCGCGCGAAATGGGGCAATACTACAGAATCCATTTCACGCAATGAGGGCGCAAATGTCGAAAGAAAACCTTGAGGAGACCGAGATCGTCAAAATGACCGACAGTTTCATGGCATCCATGGAAAGAGACGACCTCGGGTTATGGGCGATTTCGGGTAGCGTGCGTTGGCGTCGCAAGCAGTGGAACAACGAAGCGATAAAGCTCATGACGATCGAAATCGTTCGCCGTTTGCTTCAGCGCGGGTTACAGGCGTGGGATTATGCAAAGACTGGATTTCATATCTGGCCGAAGCATCAGACGGACGCGGTCATCGCACGCATCGACCGTGAATGGGAAGTTGCTAAGGATAAAGCCAGGCTTTTCGATCCGACCTGCTGGTTTTGTCAGCCAGGAGAGGATTCGAAAGTTGCCGAATGACCGGTCTAACTTGTTTTGAGCGGCGATACCGTTCGCGAGCACTGGCCAGCATCCGCGCCGTCTGCTGCGGCGCGGGTCAAGATCGTCGCGATCGTCAGTGATCGTCCCTGGTTAGCCCGTCACTTCCCCTGCTGGGCTGTGTCCATGCCCGTGAAGATCGCGCTCATCACGTCGCCGGCGCGCATCGGGGGGAGGGCTGCGATGCCGCGAAAGATCGCGGTGGCGAGTCGGCAGTAGGTCGCATATTGCGCCGGCTGCACCTTGTCGGCTTGGCCGAACATCGCGAGCTCGTCGGGCGTGTAGCGATCGGCGAGCTGCTTGAACACCACCGCGTAGTCGCTCTGCAGCAGGTCGGGCGGCACCGGCGTGCGCGGATAGGACGAGCGCAACGCACGCTCCTGCAGCGCGGTCTCGCGCTCGCGCAGCTCCGGGCCGAAGAAGACCGCCTGCGCTGCGGTGGCGCCCCGTGTCAGTCGGATGAAACAGGCGCCGGCGTCGCGGGCGCCGATCGCGGCGTATTGATCCGCCATCAGGTTGGCGTAGTCGACCAAAACCTGGTTGTCGGCCGTGGCGATGTGCTGGCGGATTCGCGGCGCCACCATCGCGGTGAGGTTGTCCTCGATGTCGCCTTCCGGCTGGCCCTTTTCATAGCGCCGCTCGTACTCGTCGACGAGCCGCGCGAAGACCTTGGGGTCGACGCCTTCGAAGGCGCGGAAGATCCCGTTCTGCCGCAGGTCCTTGGCGAAGGCGGCAGGCAGCGGACGGGCGCCGAGACCGGAGGCGGCGAAGCGGTGGCTGTCGACCGTCTCGGTGACGACGTGCGAGGCCTGCAGTTCGCCCGGGCTGGGATACCACATGCCGGTGGCCGGCTGCGCGGCGACGCGGTCGACGAACGGCCGATCGATGCCGGCGTCGAGCAACAGCTTGCGCATGAGGTCGGAGCTCTCCGCGCCGGCGAAGGATTCGCGATGGAAGCCGAGCTTGCCGCCGGTCTTGAGGTAGCGGTTCTGGCCGGCGATGAAGGCGATCGTGCAGGCCGATAGGCAGGCCGTGCCGACATAGGTCGAGAGGCGGCGCTCCTGGATCAGCTTGACCAGTTCCAGCGCCTCACCGATGCGGCCGCCGGCACTCGACAGGTGCACGACCTTCAGGTCGGGCGAGGAGCCTGCGAGAGCACGTGCCTCGTGCGTCAAGCCGAACTTGAAGCCGCCGGTGATCTCGAGTTCAGTGCCGTCGCGCATGACGCGCATCGAGAAGGCGGGGACCTCGGGATCGCCTTCGTAGGCCATGCGCCACGCGGCGTCGACCTGGACGATGCCTACCTGGCCGAAGCGGACGGCGACCAGGACGACGACCGCGAGCACCGAAAGCTGCGCCAGCCTGGCGCACAGCCAGCGCCATTTGCTGTCGAGTTTCCCGGCGCGCGAGCGCGATGCGGCGCGCCACACGCCGACCGACTGGAAGAACAGCACCGGGGCCGTCACCGCCCATGAGCCGAATATCGCGAGCGCGATGATCCGTGGCTCGTAAGGCTCCCGATAGATCAGCAGCGTCAGCCCCACGATCGCGGCGATGCCCAGCCCATAGAGACCGAGGCCGATCACCCAGAAGGAAAGCGCCAGCGGATACTCGCCGCGCCAGAAGCGGACGAAGAAGTTTCGGTTCGGGGGGCGAAGCGGAAGGGCCATGCTCGGGATGGCCCCGAAAATGTCCGGCGGCGGCCTGTTCCGCAACCGAAATCGCCGCCAACGACATCGAATGGTTTCAAGCCCGCCAGCGTTTTAGCTTAAGTAACGACCGTAATTTGCCATTTCCGCAAACGCGCGTAGGTTCTCGCGCATGGAAAACACCAACGATCGGAACGCGGCGACCGACGCCATGTCGAGCCGGGCATCGTTAACATCGTCGCCAGCTTGGCCGATCGCCGGTCGGTCCTTATCTGAATTATTCTGTTGTGGCCGCCGATCAGCCAAGCCAAGGCCGATGCCGACCTGGCGCGCAACGTGGCGGGCATCGAGATCGACGTGGCGCGTCTGGTCAAGGTGCCGCTGACGCAGGGCCAGTTCGATGCGCTGGTGTCGTTCGCCTTCAATCTCGGGGCGGCGGCGCTCGCGGGTTCGACCCTGCTGCGCAAGCTCAACGCCGGCGATTGCGCGGGCGCGGCGGCCGAGTTCGGCAAATGGGTCCACGCCGACGGCACGGTGCTGCCCGGCCTGGTGACGCGCCGCGCCAGGGAGCGGGCGCTTTTTGAAGGAGAATCGCCATGAGCTGGCTGTCGCTTGCCGGGAAAGCCGGGCCGTGGATCGTCGCCGTCCTGGCGATCGGCTTCGGCCTGTACGAACGCGCGGACTATTTCGAACAGAAGGCCGCACGCGCGGCCGACCTCGTCGCCGCGCACGAGGCGGTCGAGAAGGCCGCGGTCGCCGATGCCGCGCACACCAGGGAGATCGAGGAGGCGCATGCCGCCGAGATCGCCCGCTTGAAGGAGCAAGCCAATGCACGTGACGTCTCGATTGCCGCCACTCCCTCGACGACGGGCTGCGTGGCCAGTCCTGCTATGCGCGCTCTGTTCGACGGCCTGCGCGCCCGCGCCCCAGCGGCCGGTGCTGGTCAACCGGGCGGTGCCGGCGGAGCTGGTCAGGCCGTGTCCCGATGA